ATGGTGTATAGCTATGGGAGATGACTCAGTGGAGGGGTGGGTGGAGAATGCCCAGTCCAAGTACTCTGCTTTGGGACACACCTGTAAGGAGTACTACCCATGTAAGACCAGAGGCCGTGAGCTTCTGGAATTCAACTTCTGTTCACACTTGATCAGGAGGGGTCATGCCGAGCTGACTTCATGGCCGAAGGCGCTCTTTCGCTTTCTGTCTAGCCGGCATGAGGACTTTGAAGATCTGTGGGTTGAGCTCCACACGTGCAGCATGTGGGGCCGAATCGAAAATTATCTTCGTGGGATAGGGAGAGTCTCCCACAAAGATGGCCAGGAAGGGCAAGAAAACCACTCCCAACCAGGGTCAGTCAAGCAAGAAGAAGGCCCGGCGTCCTCGTGGACGCTCAGCGGAGCCCCAGCTTCAACGGGCTCCAGTGGCACAGGCCTCCCGGATATCTGGGATGGTTCCTGGACCACTCTCTTCTAGTTCTTGGCCGATCCAACGCTCCGTTGAGTTCATCATGGACTTCAAGCGGAGCGCCACCACGGGTGAGGCGACGACATTCGATTGTGTGCCGTTTAACCTCCCCCGAGTGTGGAATCTTGCTCGGTGTTACTCCTTGTGGAAGCCAACAAGGTGGGACATAGTGTACCTCCCAGAGGTTAGTTCAACTACGGCAGGGAGTATCGAGATGTGTTTTCTCTACGACTATGCTGACACTGTCCCGAGTGACACTGGTAAGATGAGCAGGACGGCGGGCTTCGTCACCTCGAGCGTTTGGTACGGCGCCGAGGGTTGTCACTTTCTTAAGGACGACATACGACGGAATGCCGTGGTCGCCTCGATGGACTGTTCTCGAGTCGGCTGGTGCCGCGTTACTAGTAGCATTCCTACTGGCGCGGACCCCAACGTCGTAAATTCCATACTGCCAGCTAGGCTAGCTGTGCGATCGTCGATTAAACCGACGGTTGATGATGCGCCGGGGAAACTCTACGCCATCGTCGGTATGGTCCTGCGGGATCCGGTTGATCCAACACTCAACTCGTGACCGGATCTCACAAGAGCGAGAGTTGCCGTTGCATTGACCAACGGAAGAGAACCCAGTTAACGACTACCCTGAAAAGGATGTTGTGCCTTCTTAATTGCCGGCGGGAATTCTTCCTAAGAGGCCAATGGAAACGGTCGCCTTGTGTGGGGATCTGCACCCACGTTTCAACCCAAAGCAGACCATGCACTGGACAGTGCCCGCTCAGTTGGTTGCGGGGGCTACTGAGGGGTCTTTTCACAAACCCGATTCTTCACTGTTTCCGAGAGTAGTCTCGGGAGGGGTGAGGGAG